GTCAAGGCGCTGGTGCAGGGCGACGTTGACACCTTCATGGGCTTCAAGTTCGTGCAGATCGAACGCCTGCTCCTGGACGGCTCCGGCGACCGCCGCTGCTTCGCGTGGGCCAAGTCCGGCCTGCACTTGGGCATGTGGAACGACATCAACACCAAGATCACCGAGCGCGCCGACAAGTCGTACTCGATGCAGGTGTACGCCAAGGGCACCTTCGGTGCCACCCGCACCGACGAAGGCAAGGTCGTCGAGATCATCTGCAACGAGTGATGAAGGAGTAACACATCATGGCTCAAACCTACGCTCCCGAAGTCGCTGGCCTCGGCACCACCCCCAGCACCGCCGCCAACGGTGGTGTGCAGGGCGGTCGCCTGCGTCGCTTCCGCGCCACCGTCACGTTCGCCTCGCAGGCGGCTGGTGACACCGTGGTGCTGGCTCGCGTGCCTGCTGGCCACACCTTCGCCTACGGCATCGTGAACAACAGCGCCTCCTTCGGCGCCAGCGCCACCGTCGCCATCGGCCCGTCGTCCGCATCCGGCAAGTACCGCACCGCTGCGGTCCTGACCACGACCGGCCCGGTGCTGATCGGCAACTACACCGCTGCCGATGACGTGCCGCTGACCGCCGAGGAAACCGTGCTGCTGACCGTGGCCGTCGCCGCCCTGCCCTCCAGCGGCTCGGCTGTGATCGACTTGTACTTCTCGGCACCGTGATGAAGGGGGCTTCGGCCCCCTTCTCCCAATTTTGAGGATTCACCATGGCCCAGCGAAACCCTGACTTCGTGCAGCCCGGCAATGTGGACATGGAACATGCGACGCTCGTCACATGGTCGGGTCTGCTCAACGGTGACACCGGCACGCGGGTCAGCTACACCGACTTCCCTGACCGGACGGTCCAGTTCCTCGGCACCTTCGGCACGGGCGGCTCCGTCTCCTTCGAGGGGAGCAACGACGGCACCAATTGGGTCGTGTTGACCGACCCGCAAGGCAATGCCATCACCAAGACCGCCGCAGGTATCGAGGCTGTGACCGAGACCCCGCGCTACGTTCGCCCGAACGTGACCGCTGGTGACGGCACCACCAACCTGACGGTCATCATGTTTGCGAGGACTCCGCGATGAGCTACCAAACCGCACTGGACGCGCTGGGCAAGATGACCCGCGTCATCAAGGCGTTCGAGGACGCCGAGGTGGTGCTGAAAACTCTGACCGGCATCGAGCAGAACGAGAAGGAACTGCGCGCCGCTGCTGACAAGGCCCGCGCGGAGCTGGAATCGGTCAATCGTGAACTGGCCGAAGCCAAGGACTTGGTGACAGCGGCTCGCAAGGCCGCAGCCAAGGTCAAGGAAGATGCTCAGGCCAAGGCGGATCAGGTGGCTGCTGCCGCACAGGCCGCCGCCGCTGAGATCGAGACTCAGACGGTCAATGCGGTCAACGGTCTGCGTGACGAACTCGCCGCGACCCAGGAGGCTGTCCGTGCCGCGCAGGCCGAACACGCCGAAGCAGTGGCGCAGCTTGCCGACGTGCAGTCGAAGCTGGCCGAAGCCCGCGCCAAGATCGCGTCGATGCTGGAGTAAGAGATGGCGAACGCGGTCTACCCCAAGTACATGGAGGCGGTGATTCAAGCCTCCGCCAACTCGTCGCTGGCTGGCACGCTCAAGGCTGCGCTGGTTGATACCGGCACCTACACCTACAGCGCCGCCCACGAGTTCTACTCGTCGGTCTCTGGTGTGGTCGGCACTCCTGGCACCATCGGGACCAAGACCTACACCAATGGCCTGCTCGACGGGGCCGACGTGACGTTCACCGCTGTCTCCGGCGCCACCGCTGAGGCGATCATCCTCTACATCGACACCGGCACCGCCGGCACCTCTCGGTTGGTGGCCTACATCGACACAGGTGCGACGGGTCTGCCGGTGACGCCCAACGGCGGCGACATCACGATCCAGTGGAACGTGTCCGGCATCATCCAGTTCTGATCCACCATGGCCTGCCTCGGCGCGATCCTGTACGACCCGACGACGGCTGTCACCAAAGCCACGTCTGCCGCTCTGGCGATGACGGCGCTGGACACGACCAACCTGCGGATCACATTTACTGCGCCCACATCGGGCCGGGTGCTGGTGCGCATCGTCTGTACCGTGCATGGCGCGACCACGTTCCCGCAGATTCTGCTGGGCGTCATGTCGGGTTCGACTGTGGTAGCCCGTGTGGCTCCGGTGGGTGCACTCAAATCGACAGCGGTTGCCACGGCTCTGCTGACGCAGGATGCGACGTTTGTCGTGGGCGGCCTGACCTCGGGCAACTCCTATACGTGGGATGCTGCTTACGGCGTGGAAACGCTTGTGGCGTCCACCGGCATCAAGTACGGCGGTCCGAACAACACCACGGCAAACGACGCCTTCGGAGCGATTCAGTACGAAATCTGGGAGGCGTAAATGCCAGGCGCAAGAATTGCGCGGCTGCACCCATGGGCCAATGCGCCGTTTCGTCCTGCGCCGACGATCACCAGTCAGCCGAGTAACGCCAGCGTCAGTGCTGGAGCTACGGCGAATTTCTCGGTCACGGCCAGCGATGCGCTGTCGTATCAGTGGCAGGAGTATGTTGAGGCAACGCCGGTCGTTGTCGCAGATGAATACCGCTTTCACGACCTAGGCACTTCGGCCAGCCCTTCGGCGATCAGTGTTGACGTACCGACCGGCGCGCTGGCTGTTGTGGTGCATGTTGTCGGTTCGTCCGATGGCGCATCGCCGGTCAACGTCACGGGTGTATCGAGCGACTTCACCAGCACGTTCACGCGGGTGGATGAGCCGGGATCGCTGACGGCTGTTTATGGCTGTGTGGCGTGGGCCAAGATCACCAGCCCAGGTGTTGGAAAGTCGCTGACGATCACCTTCGGTGGTGCAAACACCCTCAGTGGCGCGAGTGCCACACTCTACTTTCTCAAGGATGTAAACCCCGACGACTTCGAGTTGTCGGCAGACACGGCGGCATCGGCAGACGGCACGACCGCTGCAACGGCCAGCGTCACCAGCGTTTCGACGGGTCTTGTCATTGCGCGTGATGTGCGCATCGACGTGACCAATACGGCGGTTTACCCAAGCAACGAGTCCGGGTGGACGAGCCTGACGACGGGCCTGACGACGCAGACCTACACCAATGCGTCACGGCTTCGCAAGCTGACGACGCCGACCACGGGCACGGTCACTGCGACGACGCAGGACACATACGGGTCGATGGTCACGGTCATCTCGATCAAGGGCCGTGCGTGGGTCAACGTCAGTGCAGGCAGTGGCGGCACGACCAGCAGCTACACCACGGCGACGACCGTGCTGGGCGACAGCGGGCGCATCTATCGCTGTCTGGTCACTGGATACGGCGGTCAGACGGCCAGCAACTCGGTCACGCTGACGGTCACGTCGGGTGGCGGCGGGTTGACGATCTCTCCGAGCCTGCTGACCCGCAGCAAGACGATCTACGGCCCGACGCTTACCCGTGGCGCTGTCTCCATCGCACCTGTGCTGCTGACGCGCAGCAAGACCCTGTATGGTCCGACCGTGGCGCGCGGTGCTGTCAGTGTCGCCGCTCCGCTGCTCACCCGCAGCAAGACGATCATCGCACCGACTGTCGTCCCGGGTGTGGTGTCGGTGGCACCCGCGCTGCTGACCCGGATCAAGGTCGCCTACGCGCCGACGCTGACTGTCGGTTCTGTGACCGTCGCGCCGCCGCTGCTGACCCGCAGCAAGACGATCTACGAGCCGGTGGTGTCGCAGGCCAGCGGAGCGCAGACGATCATCGCACCGCTGCTCACCCGCAGCAAGACGGTCTACGGTCCGACGATCCTGCGGGGCGCTGTGACCGTCGCACCGCCGCTGCTGACCCGCAGCAAGACCCTGTACGGTCCGACTGTCACGGTCGGAGCCCTCACCATCGTTCCGCCGCTTCTGACCCGCAGCAAGACGATCCTGTTCCCCACCGTGTCGGGAGGCGAAGCACCTGCTTCTGCCGGGGGTCTGCTCCTACCTGTCATTCGGAGGAGGAAACGGTAGAATGTGCCACCTGACCAACGGAGCCCGACATGGCATCAGTCGTTGACGTTTGCAACAAGGCGCTGGACAAGCTGGGTCACGGCGCGATCACCAGCCTTGACGACAACACCAAGGCCGCGCGCCTGTGCACGCGCATCTGGCCCACGGTGCGCGACTCGGTGCTGCGGGATCACCCGTGGAACTTCGCCATGACCCGCGCCGCGCTGGCGCCGGCAACGACTGCCCCGGTGTGGGGCTTCAGCGCAGCATTCCCGTTCCCGGCTGACCTGATCCGGCTGTGCGAGGTGCGCGACCTGTCCACCAGCGAGTATCAGGTTGAGGGGCGCAGCATCCTGGCCGACGCATCCGTGCTGTACGTGCGCTACGTCGCCCGGGTCGAGGACCCCAACCAGTACGATGCGCTGTTCATCGAAGCCGCTGCCGCGCGGCTCGCGTTTGAGTTGGCCGAGCCGCTGACGCAGAGCAACACGAAGAAGGACATGCTGTGGCAGGAGTACACGGACAACCTGACCCGCGCCAAGAGCGCCGATGGTCAGGAGAACCCACCTGCCCAGTTTGAGGAAGATGAGTGGATCGCGGTGAGGTACTGAGATGGCCAAGGCGTCCCCTCTGATCTACAGCTTCAACGCGGGTGAACTGTCGCCCGTTGCGAAGGGCCGGGTCGATCTCGACAAGTACAAGAACGGCTGCGAGACCCTTGAGAACTTCATCCCACAGGTGCTGGGACCGGCGCGCAAGCGCCCCGGCACACGCTTCGTGCGCGAGGTCAAGGACTCGTCGAAGCTGGTGCGTCTGATCCCCTTCGAGTACAGCACCACGCAGGCATTCGTGCTGGAGTTTGGCGACAACTACATCCGCTTCTACACCGAGGGTGGTGTGGTACTCAACGCGGGTGTGCCCTACGAGATTGCCACCTACTACAACGACACCGAACTCGCCGAACTGAACTTCGCGCAGTCGGCGGACGTGATCTATCTGACTCACCCGAACCACCGGGTCTACAAGCTCGCGCGGCTGGCGGCCACCAACTGGACGCTGACCGAGGTGCTGTTTGACAGCCCCGCGTTCCTGACCGAGAACAGCAGCAGCGTCACCATCACCCCCTCGGGTACCACCGGCAGCATCACGCTCACCCGATCATCTGCTGGGTGGACAAGCGCCGATATTGGCTCGGCCTACAAATTCAGCACCACCCCTGCCGCTGATTACAACCAGTGGACCCAGGGCGTGGCGCACACGGCGGGCCAGCGAGTGCAGTATCAAGGGCGGGTGTATCTGGCGGCCAACAGCGCCACGGCCGGCTCGCGCCCACCTGTGCACACCAGCGGGACCGTCAGCGACGGCGCCGTGAACTGGACCTACGAACACAGCGGCAGCGGCTGGGCCACGATCACTGGCATCGACACCGCCACCGTTGCGTTCGCCACGGTCAACTCGATGCTGCCTACCACCAGTGCCACGAAGCGGTGGTCCGAGAGTGCATGGTCGGCCAAGCGAGGCTACCCGCGCACCGTCACGTTCTATGACGACCGGCTCTGGTTCGGCGGCACGGTGTACCGACCGCAGACCCTGTGGGCCTCCGTGACAGGTGACTACGAGAACTTCGAGTACGG